AGTTAACACTAACCAACACCATCCTGAACCAAATCTTTTTCTTGAGATTTCTTCAAATTTAGTTTTGAAGTTACGATACGTCCCATATTGTTTAACAATCTTTTCAAATACTTCACCACTTGGTTTTTGTGGTGTGGGTGATAACATTTTCCAAAACAATGCATGATTAAATGCTCCACCTGCGTTATTTCTTATTGTTGTATTATACTTTGAAATTTGTTTAACAATATTCTCCAATTCAACATCACCATAATCTTTTTTACGAAGAGCTGAATTTAATTTTTTTACATACCCCTTGTAATGTTTCTGATAATGGAACTTCATTGTTTCAGGGTCAATAAATCTTCTTAATGATGCGTAACCATAAGGTAATTTATCAATACCTATGGTTTTCATTTCGTTAATAAAAAATTTGGTTTCAGGTTGAGTTTCCTCACCTAATATACGACTAACTAATGACTCTGATACTAAATTTAACGATTTCATTAATTATAAATACTTACTTACTATTGATTTCGTTAAGTATTTGTTCAACAATATCTACAGAATTTTCATCTATATCACCCATAACCGTACCAATAATTTGTTTCTTCTTTATAAGAATGTCGTAGATAACACCTTCAATCGTATTTTCAAATAGTGGGTAATATATTGAAACTGAATTTTTTTGTCCGTATCTGTAAGCTCTGTCTTCCGCCTGACTATGTTCTGCGGGAACAAATGATAAGTCATTCATAATAACGGCTTCACCTGCCGTAAGAGTTAATCCGACACCTGCAGCTTTCATGTTACCACAAAAAACTTGTATTTTATCACTCTCTTGGAACTTATCAACCGCATCTTGTCTTGCAGGTTTAGATGTTGAACCATCTAAATAAACAGATTTCTTACCAAAATGTTCGTGTATCTTTTTTAAAGGTTCTGTGAAGTTACTGAAGATAATAACTTTTTTGCCTTGCTCAATAATGTTTTCGGCAAGTTCAATTGTAATTGGTATTTTTTCTTCGGCAATAACTTGTCTTACTTTCATAAGTTTTGTGAACTGAACCGATAACGATTTTGATTCGTCTTGTCTGTTGTTATACCAATCATAATACTCACCCATCAACCCTTCGTATAATCTTGATTTTAAACGGAGGTAAACAGGTGTCATAATTTTTTCAGGTAAATCCAAAACTTCAGTTTTTAATCTTCTTAAAATTTGACGAGAAGTTCGTTCTCTTAATTCTTCTAAATTAGATGCTCCTGTTACATTCCAAATCTTTTTACCACCAACTCTAAACTGATAACCACCACAATATCTAATTGCGTATGCTTGCCAGTTTTGACTTACAGGGCTATCAATAAGTTTCAAAATATTATAATAATTCATAGGACGAGAAGTCATTGGTGTTCCCGTCAATAACCAAAGTTTTTTAATGTCTTTGGTTACATCCATTATAATCTTTGTTCTCTGAGCTTGAGCGTTTGAAACATAATGCGCTTCATCAATAACAACCAAATCAAATTTTGAATTAAGGATTATTGAGTTTAATTTATCTTTTGGGTCGTGGAAGTTTTTAAGTATGTCGTAATTAAGAATTACATAATCAGCCTGTTCATACTTTTTACCTTCACATATGTAAATTGTTTTATCAGTATAGTTTCTAATTTCCCTTTCCCAATTTATCTTAAGTGATGCTGGACAAATAATTAATACTTTATTAGCTCCACTTTCTAACGAAGCGATAACGGTACTTGTTGTTTTACCAAGTCCCATGTCATCGGCTAAAATGAACTTATCGTTTTTTAATAATTTTTCTATGGCTTCTTTTTGGTGGGCAAGTGGTGGTCGGTTTTCATATTTTGTGTAATCAACATCAACCAAGTTTTCGGTGTGTTGTTTAATAACTGCAGCTTTAGGTATCCAAAAATCGTGAATAGTCTCACCACTAAAAATCTTACCCCAAATGTGATATGATTTATCTTTCTCAATTAAAATCTTTTCAACATAGATTTTATCAGGTTCTTTAATAAAAGGATTGTCGGCAACAAGTTTTTGAGAAAAGTATGAGTCAATCTCAACCCATTTTTTAGCAACTTTTGGAACTACTGAATTGAAGTCAATCACATAATCACATTGAGCTCTCGTTGGGAGATACTTTTTATTTGACTCAATTTGTTTCTTTAACTTAAGGATATAGTTATTTGACCCCTGATAATTTTCAAGAATGGATATTGCTTGTTGTTCAATACTTAAATGTCCTGTAGAAGTTGTCAAATTATTTTAATTAACTATACAACTATAATAATAATCAAAAAAGAAATATTTATCAATATGTCAAATAGAATAGTTCCAATAACAAGATTAGGTAAATTTTTCGGAGCGGAAGATTATAGCTTAGATATTAGTATGGGTAGAGAGTGGTTAGAAGGGGATATGAACTTCACTCTTGTACTATATCGTGTTGACAAACAGAAGACAAATGTTGATGATGTGTATGGTGAGGCTTCCGTTGATGGTATTAAATTTTTACCACCTATTGAGTTTAAAGCTTATCTACAAATTGTTGCCCCTGAAAATAAATTTCTTGGTTCAAGTAAGATTAATCAAATGGAACCGGGTAATGCAAGAATTTCAGTTTATCAAAAACATTTAGATGAATTAGAAATTGACATAGAACTTGGCGATTATATTGGATATTATGAAACTGAAACTCAAGTGAGATATTATGTAGTTAATAATGATGGTCGTGTTGTTTCAGATAATAAGCATACATACGCAGGGTACAAACCATTTTATAGAACAATAAACGCATCTCCTGTTATGGAAAACGAATTTAGAGGATTATAAAATGAAAATTATTATTTCTAAAGAACAATTAAAAATGATTGTTGAATCAATACAAGATGGTAGGGTGATTTGTAATTGTGGATGGTCTTGGGATTTATCTGACGGAGGAAACGACCCATATATTTGTCATAAATGTGGTAATAATAATGAAGAAAAATAATGGCATTACCAAAAATTAAAAAAAAGTTACCACTTACATACCCACCTGTTGGTTATGAACGAAGAGAACAACTTCTTGAGGATATCAATAGGGATGGTACATATTTGCCTAAATCATTATTACATGAAGATTTAGATGGTGGGTTTTTAGAGTTTGTTAAAAACGATTTGAGAACTTCAGTTTCAGGTAAAGATATTAAAGTTGTGGATATATTGATGACCACTCAAAACTGGTCTCAATTTACTCAAACTTGGGATTTTAATAATATCGACAAGAATGTTCAACCTCCATTTATTACTACAATAAGAACTCCTGAAGTTAAATTTGGGACAATACCGTCATTAAAATATAATATCCCAAACAGAAAACAGTATTACTACGCAGCAGTTCCAACATGGGATGGACAAAGAAAAGGTATGGACATTTATACAATACCTCAACCTGTTCCTGTTGATATAAAATATTCTGTTAAAATTATTTGTAACAGAATGAGAGAATTAAATAAGTTCAATCAGGTTATAATTGAAAAATTTTCATCAAGACAAGCTTACACACAAATTAAAGGTCACTATATTCCAATACAACTTGACGAAGTTTCTGACGAGTCAGTTATGGATTTAGAAAAACGTAGATATTATATCCAAAGTTATTCTTTTACTTTACAAGGATTTTTAATTGATGAAAATGAATTTGAAGTTAAACCTGCGGTAAGTAGGTCTTTATTACTTATGGAAGTTGCTCCAAGAAAAACAAAAAGAAGAGTTAACAAAATACCACCAAACCCTAATAGAATACCTTTAGATATTTTATTTCCTGTTGGTACTACGGCGTATACCCAAACATTTGAGTATACAACAAATATTAAACTAATTGATTCTGAAAATATAACATCATACTCAATGTATATTAATGGTCTTTTTTATGGGACGGATATACAACAACTTATTACGGGAGAAATACAGATTAATACAAATGATGTTTTAACTATTCAGATTATTAAGACAAATAATTCTTTACAATCTAATTTCCAACTTGAATCAATACTGATTTAATTTTCTCCGTAGATATCTTTTTTTTCCGAACAATTTAATTCAATAAGTTTTTCAATAAACCTATGAATTTTCAATCCATGTTTTAAGCAATGTTTTTTTAACAACAAATGTGATTCTTCAGATATCTTAAGGTTCTTTATTTTCAAGGTAGAAAAAAGTAAGATTTTATTCTTACTAATCAATAAATAGTTCTTTAGACCAATAGTTTTTCAAGTTTTATAGAATATTTATCAATAAATAAATTTTAAACAATTAAATTAAAAAATGGCTACAGCAAACAAAGTATTCGTTTCTCCAGGTGTTTATACCTCAGAGAGAGATTTATCTTTTGTTTCACAAAGTGTTGGTGTAACTACTTTAGGTATTGTGGGTGAAACTCTTAAGGGTCCCGCATTTGAACCTATATTCATCACTAATTATGATGAATTCCAAACTTATTTTGGAGGTACGTTACCTGAAAAATTTGTGAATACACAAATCCCAAAATATGAGGCGGCATATATTGCTAAATCATATCTACAACAATCTAACCAATTGTATGTAACAAGAATTTTAGGTCTATCAGGTTATGATGCAGGACCGTCTTGGTCAATAACCACAGTTGCAAATGTTAATTGCAGTACAGTTGGAATAACAGGAGGAACATCTTTCTCTATTGATTTCACAGGTTCAACTGCTTCAACAACATCTGTACAATTTACCTCAGCGGTTCCAAGTGTAATAAGTGGAAACACATATTATACTAATGGTTACACACAATTTGATGGTGGAACATCTACAATTTTAGGCGACTTACAAACACAATTACATAGTATTTTAGTTACTAATAGTACATCAGGAACTTCGGCTTATTATTTTGGTCCAGTTTCAGGTACTCAAGCAACTGCAAATATTGTTGCTGGATTAACGGCTTCAACTAATGTATTTGGTGTTAATAGTATTACATCAACAACTATTGATTATTGTTCGGGTACAAATGACGCTTGGTTCTATGCTAATTTTGTTCCACCCGCTAACGGTAACGCATATTATGGTAATTCATATTACACAAATGTTTCTTCTTTATCGGGAACCGCTTACGGAGTTGCAGGCTCATTTACAGGTACGGTATCAGGTTTTTATTACGGATTCTCGGGAACAAGTTATTCAGGATATAACAATCTTGTTGTTGCAACTTTACGTTCAAGAGGTATTACTCAATATTCATCAACCTTACACGGACCACAATATCAAGTGACAGGTACTTCTGATGTAACAATGATTGGTACAGGTAGTTATTCAGGAATAAGTCAAAATCCTTATGCTACTTTCTTGATTTCAGGTAGAACTTATGAAAACGACACGTTTAGTTTTGAGACATCATTTGCAACATCACAAGCTAACTATATTAGTAGTGTGTTTGGTGTGTCAAATTTCGCTAAAGACAGAACTGAAGTTCCTTTGTTTGTTGAAGAAAGATATTCAACAATGTTGGATTATGGATATAATCAAGGATTTATTCGTGGATTAAACGCTAATAATTTTATTTCTTTAGGTGATGCAAGAACTTCAACAAATACTGATACAACTGGTTTCTATTTAGAGAGATACCAAACACCTTCATCTCCTTGGGTTGTTTCTGAACTTAGAGGTAATTTAGTTTATAAATTATTCCGTGTTTATACCATTCCTGATGGAAATGCCGCAAACAGAGAAGTTAAGGTTTCTATTGCAAATATCTCATTTAACAATGGAACATTTGACTTGATAGTTAGAGATTTCTATGATACAGATGCTAACCCATCAGTTATTGAGAAATTCACTAATTGTACATTAGATGCTACAAATAACAGTTTTGTGGCTAAGAAGGTAGGTTCTATCGACGGTGAATACGCAATTCTTTCTAAATATATTATGTTAGAAATGAATGAAGAAGCTCCGTTAGACGCTCTTCCTTGTGGATTTGAAGGTTTTATAACAAGAAGTTATACTAATGGTACATCTCCTTTCCCTGTCTATAAAACACACTATGCAATCCCTGGTGAAGTAATTGCGAATCCTCCATTTGGTAGTTCTACAGGTGGTGATAATGCAGTAACTAGTCCTGGTGATAATAAAAGAAGAACTTATTTAGGTATTTCATCTTCAGTAGGTGTTGACGCAGATTTCTTCGACTATAAAGGAAAACAAAGACCTGTTGGTGATTTGTGTGAAGAAGGTAGTTACAACAACTGGCCAAACACAACAAAAGGTTTCCACATGGATAGTGGGGCAACTGTTGTAACGGTAAGTGGTGTTACACAATTTGAAGTTGGTGATGGTTCATTTAGTTCTGAACCAACAGATTCAACTAATCCATATTACTTCCTATACTCAAGAAAGTTTAGTTTCTTAGTACAAGGTGGTTTTGACGGATGGGATATCTACGATGAAAGAAGAACAAATGATGATTCTTACGCTCTTGGGCAGACTAAATTTAGAGCTGGTTTTTGTCCACAAGCACCATATCCAACATCAACAGGATGGGGTTCATTTAAAATTATCACTATTGAAGACGGCACAATTGATTACGCAAACACCGACTATTACGCATACTTGTTAGGTATTAGAACTTTTGCTAATCCTGAGGTAACAAACATCAATGTTCTTGTAACACCTGGTGTTGATTATGTTAATAATAGTGGATTAGTTGAATCTGCAATTGATATGATTACAAACGAAAGAGCGGATTCAATCTATGTTTGTACAACTCCTGACTTTAACCTATTACAAAACTCAACTTCGATGGATAATTTAATTTACCCACAAGAAGCGGTTGATAGTTTAGAACAAACAGGAATTGACTCTAACTACACAGCAACTTACTATCCATGGGTTCTTACTCGTGATACAGTAAATAACACTCAAATCTATATTCCAGCAACTGCTGAAGTTACAAGAAACTTAGCGTTAACTGATAACATAGCGTTCCCATGGTTTGCAACTGCGGGTTACACAAGAGGTATTGTAAATGCGGTTAGAGCTAGAAAGAGATTAACTCAAGAAGATAGAGACACTCTTTACAAAGGAAGAATTAACCCAATCGCAACTTTCAACGACGTTGGAACTGTCATTTGGGGTAACAAAACTCTTCAAATTGCTGAATCAGCATTAGACAGAATTAACGTTAGAAGATTGTTATTACAAGCTCGTAAATTGATTTCTGCGGTGGCTATCAGATTGTTGTTTGAACAAAATGATAATACAGTTAGACAACAATTCCTTGACTCTGTTAATCCAATCTTAGATGCTATTAGAAGAGACAGAGGTTTATATGACTTCCGTGTAACAGTACAAAATACTCCTGAAGACTTAGATGCTAACCAATTAGTAGGTAAGATTTATATCAAACCAACTAAAGCATTAGAGTTCATTGATATTGAGTTCTTAATTACACCAACAGGAGCGTCTTTTGAAGACATCTAATTAACTTAAATTTAAAAAGACCCTCACGAAAGTGGGGGTTTTTTATTTACATAATATTTATAGATATGAAAATGTTTTTAGTAGAAAAATTTGAAGAAGAAATTACACCCGATTTAAAGTATTATGCTTTTGACTGGGATGATAATATTCTTACAATGCCAACACAAATAATACTTCGTACTGAAGATGGTGAAGAAGTTGGTATGTCAACAGAAGACTTTGCGGAATATCGTGTGAAAGTTGGAGTTGAACCTTTTGAATATAAAAAGAAAACAGTTGTTGGATTTGCTGACGACC